CGTTCGGACCGGAAGACGCAGCCACCAATAGTTTCCCTGTTTCCACGTAGGTTCGCAACTGGTTTTTCAACTGGTGAAGAGCATGTAATGCCATATGACACTCTTCTCTGAACTCGTAGTCGCGCGGGCGCGATCCCTTCCAGAGTTCAACGTAGTGCAACTCGATGTCTCGGAACGCTTCCGACAAGATCGGATCACTCAAGAAAACTTCCGCCTGTCGCGCCCGAAGCAGGCGATCTTCGTCGGTCACTCTTCACCCTTTTCCCTGCTTTTCCGACTGCTTGCCGCAATCGTCGCAGACTCGACCTGGGCCTGCTGTTGACCCAGCGCAATCTTCTCGTTGCTCTCGATCTGAGCGAACTCCAGTCGCTCCTTCGACTCCAGTTCCGCCGCGCGGTGATCCTTCAGGTTCTGCTCACGCACACCTGAAAGTTGCATGTCGCCAGACTTTATTTCTGAATCCGACTGAGCCTTCATCGCCTCCAGCTTGATCTTTTCCATGTCGGGATTCGGCTCGGGCTCCGGAGGGGGCACGTTCTCCGGATCCTGGAAGAACAAACCGGCATTCGCGTAACCCATCGACTCGGCTAGTCGGCTTGCCGACTCATACAAATTCTTCGGCGTAACGAGGTAGCCCATCCCGCCATTCTTGATCATCTCACCCTGTACCTGCATCAGGAGAGTAAGACTCTGAACCTGCTCATGCGCCCTCCCGGCACCGTGTCCCACCTCCACCTCGACATCGAAGTCGAAGTCCCAAATGGTCGGGTCGATCTCCATCCACTCTCCGGACAATCGAACCTGTCTCGCCTTCGTGTCGTGAGTTGCCATCAGGCGGAACATCTTCGTGAACAGTTGCTTCATGCCTGTCGCTGCGAATATCCTTGCGATCAGTTCTATCTTCTGCTGCTTCGCGCCCTCCATACTCGCCACTGCCGCAGCAGTCGTGTTCGACAACAGGCTCGCATCCATGTCCTTTCCGTGAGCGATTACACCGGTACGGTTGCTTCGGACCTGCTCCAGGTACTGGAGCATCGGAAAGGTATCGCGGGGCAGTTCCTGCGTTACAAGTGGCTGTATCGAGTCGGGTCCACGCTGGCGCACAAGCCCGCCGGGACGAACGGTCAACAGGTCGTCAACCTCGACCATGCCCTCCGTAATTGCCATCCTCGGATTATTCGCAAGGTAGAGGTGGTCGAGCATCTGGCGGAGGATCGTACTCCTGATTACCTGGAGGTCTGTAACCAAGTCGGCCAAGCTTTGACCGTAAAATCTGTGCGGCATCGGAACAGGCGTAATAGAGCAGAACGGGTTGAAATTGATGTGATCGTCACTCAACACGTAAAGAGATCCGTCACCGACCACTACAAGCCGACGAAGTTCTGCGTACCCATCACCGTCCTCGTCGATCCTCGCATAACACTCCGTAGTCCAGAGTTCTCGCGAGGCCACATCCGACCGAAGCCCGGAACCAGACGGGTAGCTTTCCTCGTCGTCACGACGCGCCGTCCTGCCATCGGCGAAGTCCGGACCATCGCTCGGGGGAACAGCGGATAGTATCTCTAGCGGGTACCCCTGAGACACCAGGTCAGAAATCGTCACCTTCTTACGTTGCGCGGAGAACATCGTGTCGTCGTCGAGAAAGACCGCACCGCGAGAGATCAGAAACTCCTCGGGAGCGACCCCGTCGACCCTGATCCTTTTGTCCTCGTGCAGAACCTTTAGCTGTATGTCGTAAACGTCAAGTTGTTCCGTAACCCCGGTATCGGAATTCTGGATGTGGATACTCCGCTCCTCCACAGAAACAGGCTCGACATTATCTCTCTCCAGGATCACTGCGAGTTCCTCAAAGGAGAGTCCCTCGTAGCTTTCTACCTGCGGAATTACACGGTTCTCAAAATAGACCTTAACGATTGCATTCTTCTCGATCAGGCTTGTTTTGAACCAGTCGTACAGGATCTGGAAACCGTCCATTTCGTGTACGAAAACGTGGTTGATGTACGCCGTCGCTAGGTCTGCCTTCTTCTGATCCTCGGGTCGCTTCGGCTTGAACTTCACCATCCGACTGCTCCCGGTGAAGGCGCGCATCAAACTGGGAAGGGCCCATTCGACTGTTTCGAGTGTGTCCATAAGTACCACCTGGGACCGGTCGTCGACCTCGTTCCCAAGCGGTTTGCCGTAGTACATCCTAAGCGCAGTCTGCTGCTCTTCCGACACGCGGCTCCCGAGACCACCGAGCGCGTTCCCGATCTCCTGTGACAAGATCGATTTCACCTCGTCAACGCTCAAGGGTTTTGCCTGGACCCCACCGGTTCGAGGTCTCTCTGCAACTACCCCGTCAGACATCTCTGGGTTGGACGTGACACCCACACCACGGCGAGTTGCCATCGCCTCTTCCTGCGGGTCTATCTCTTCAGAGATTCTTGAGTCGACACCCGGAAAAACCATCTATTCACCCCTGCTTTCTCATTCCTACGCCGATGCTTTTTAGCGCATTGGGGAGACTGGGAATCGGGATCGGCGACCGGTCTGGTCGCTTCTCCTCCTTCAGCCTTACAAGTTCTGACGCTACCTGATCCAGGCTGGACTCCAGTTCCGACACACGCTTCTCAAGACCCTCTACCTCTGAGCAGGCACGATTGAACTGATTGTAGAATTCTCTGAGCGTGACTTCCATCAGACAATGTACCTGGTTGTCGGCTGTCTAATCTTCCCAAGTTTCTCGGGTCTCATCCCCACAGCAAGGGTGCGGAGTGCATCAGCGCCATGTGAGGCCCAATTGTGCTTGGGCCTGTCTCGGTAGATCAACTCTCCAGCAGGCCCGCGCTCGTTCTCTACCGGAGACTTCACGTACTCGCGGAGTGCCTGAAGACCACGCTCGCACTTCTTATCGTCAATCCACGTTTGACGTAACAAAAGGCGCGTCGCCTGTATCCCGTCCTCAAGACTCATCTTGGGGATAACTCTCACGCGCAAGCCAAGGTTCATGGCTGTCTCTACCCTGGATTTCCCAGTCCCCAACTCGCGAACTTTCGCGTCATGGGGAACCAGGTGCTCCTCGTAGGTATAGGGTTTTTCCCTGATGATCTTGACGTAGTGCTCTAGGCCGACGCCAGAACTTTCATAATAGTCGATTAGTCGTATCTCTCGGCCAACACGCTGGGCAAACCAGATTGCAGTGCTGTCGGAAACACCAAGGTCGAAACCCGTGGTTACGGGTTGCTCGGGTGCCCAGGGTACCTTCCCAACGCGCCCCTCTTTAGTGGCTTCCGCGAGGATTTCTCCATAGAAACTCCCGACCAGCGCACTGTCCATGCTGCATTCATATTCCTGCTCGTACAGTTCCTTGGGCATTTCTGCCCTCTCGGCAGCAAGCACGTCTTCCGCAACCACGTTCGTTTCGTGGACCGTCAGCTTCTGGTAGAACCAGTTCGGATCTTCCTCGGCCAAACGCGCCAGCTTGTAACCGTGGTTTCTTCCACGAGGCGTATAAGCGAAAACCGCCCACCCGCCATTTGCCGCGAGGATCGGACGGATCAACTGCCATGCCACAGGATTCTGGAGGGCGTATTCGGAAAAAACACACCCGATCGGATTCGCGCCGACAAGACGATCGATTTGGTCGCAGCCGATCACCTGATAGATCGAGCCACCGTGGAGCCAAAGGCTCATCTCATCGTCTCGTTTACGAAACCAACTGCCCTCCGGGAAGGCCTCCAGAAACCCGTGTCCGTCGTTGTCGCGACCTTCCCAGATCGCTTTCCTTCCCTGGGCATACGTCGGGAAGAGGTGCCAATAGATCCCTGGGCGCGCAAACGCCTGGGTTGCCATCCAGTGCAGGCAAGTCATGTCCTTACCTGCGCGCCTGTGCCAGACTGCGACGGCGCGTTTCACCCCAGATTCCAGCGCATCCCACAGCGGTCTCTGGTAGTCGCGAGGCTTCCAGTTGTGAGGGAGCGTGATCTCGGGCACTACGCGAACTTCTTGGAGTAGTCCCCGTCATTCTCCATCGGCGGAACACCGTGCTTGCTCCGGTCCATCGAGGGAACCGACTCGTTCGCGGTGTACTGTTCCGGCGGCTTGTCCGTCGGCTTCGGCAATCCAGATGTCGTATTTTCCAATGCATCGTCGTGACCGCAGGGCTCCGGAACCGCACCCTGATCGATGCGACCCGCGCTTTGCCCGCTGGTTACCTGAGCACTCTCGTCCCTATACCCCGGCATCATTTTTCTCCGTAACCGAGTCAAAAAACGACTCCCCCAGAACATACCCGTTCAGACCGTTGGATTCATCCAGCCCGACTCTCTCGGCCATGCCATGGGGAAGGCCTGGATTCAGAAACATCGATCGGTAGTAGGCCTCGAACCCCATCTCCGGGGCGTCCTCCCAGGTGAGCGTGTCTGGGTTCCAGACCTCCACCACCGGAAGGATGGCCGGGGACTTGGGATCACCGTAAAAGTTCTGCTCTAGCCCCTTCAGGCGGATCGCTTCCCCGTCGTAATACTGGGGAATCGTGCCGAACCTCGTGAAATCTTCGTCTTCAGCCAATGTTGAGCCCTCCTCTACGAGTATACCGAACCTGGCCCCAGGCGCTATTTCTTCGGGGGGTCGTCCTGCCCGGATACATCTCCAGAGAGCATCTCTCGCGCCATGTCCACGGCATCGATCACCTGTTCGGAACGCTGCCCGTCCGAAAGCTTGAGGATATTGATCGTAAGACCTCCGGATTTCGGTCCAGCCGTCTCGGACTGCGCCGCTCTACCGTGGGCAAACTCCAATATCCGAGTCGCAGCGCTCACTTTCGCGTTTGCAGGAGACTTCGTGCTCTTCATCACCTTCACCAGGGTGGAAATCGCCTCCCCCGTGTGGGCACGAGCCAGGTCGGTTAGCTGAATCTGCTCGCCGTCCTCAAACGCTGCCGTTACCTCCGCCATCTTCATCGGGGCAATGCGGCCCTGTGCCCCCGACTCCCGCAGGCCCGTCTTGTGACCCATTTTCAACCCCCAACGCGCCAGAACCCTCGATCAGAATCCGCACACCCTGCAAAACGTCGAGAAGCCGACCGATCAACTGGTCGAGAACCTCTTCCGACAACTTCTCACCGGAGAATCCGCTGATCCAGTTCTCGCGTTCTGACATACAGTACGCCAGAGCGTCAAGAACCTCCGCGTGAGCCTCTACAATAGGCCTCGCGCCGACCCAGTCCACGCCATGCTGGGAACGCCCACGCTCGAACTTGATACGAACAGCCTCAATCGGCTCAACGCTGATCAGGTCAACGTGATCATCTGACTCGGCCATGCTTGATCGAGTAATGGTTCCCGTCATTAAACCGACCACCCCATGAAAACTCCAGGTTTGTG